CCGTTCACCAATTCCCCTAATAACAAATGGTTGCTTTCTATCAGGTGCAACATTAAAATCTAAATTTGTATCTGTATTAAATTTTGTTTTTACACCAAGTCTTGCAAATGCTTGATTTATATTTCTACCTATTGAATTAACAGTTCGTAATGTTGGTTTTATAGTTTTTGAAAATCCAAGTACTCGTGTTTGTGTTGGTGTAGTATTTCGTATACCCAATCCACTATTACTTGTAAGTTGAGCATAATAAGAGTCTAAGAAACCATCATCAACGTGTAGTGATTCTAATCTTGATGCTTCAGCTGGAATTGTAATTCTACTAACTGTTTCTATTAAAGGTGTAGCAACTTCTGTATTTGCAAATCTAGATATAGTAACTTCTTCATTACTTCCAATATTTCGTATAACATAAGCTGGTGGTAATGGTTGATTAATGGGTGATACTGGTAATTGTCCTATTGGATTTCCACCGATATCTATTAGACGACTTGACCTGTTTAATTGTGCTTGTATATTAGTTACAGCTGGTGTTCCACTACCAAATCCAACTTCTGGTATAATAAATCCCCTACCTCCTGTTGTAGGAATTGTAGGAGTATTAGTTGCAATAGAAGAAATAACACCTTTACCAGCCATATTTCTACGTATTCCAGAACCACCCTTAAAATCTGAATCTTCACGTAGATTAAACCCTCTATTTACCAATCCTTGAGGGTTACTAGTTGCAGTAGATGATGGAACACTAGTTCCACTACCAGCCATATTCCTACGGATGGCAACTCCCCCTTTTAAATCTGATTCTTCAGTTACTAATGGCATTCTATTTCCTTAAAAATTCGCTTGTTTTCTAGTATTATCAGCTACTTGATGTATACCTTCAACCATTTGTTTTTGTGCACTTAATTGTTTCTCAGCCATACTACCCATAGCACCACCAGCGGCAGCACCAGTTGCTCCTGCTTGATTATTTCTTACAATTCTTGCAAGACCTTCTACACTTTGACCAACTGATTTAGCCAAAGCTCTTCTTTGTAAAACATTCATTTGATTAAAATCTTGTTCTGAACCAGCTATCCTTTGAATTTCTTTCATCAAACCTTCTTGGTCACCAGTCAATGCCAACATTCTTGCTCTATCAGTATTAATTTGTCTACCAAGTAACAATGAAGCTTCCATTGATGATTCTATCGATGATTCAAATTCAAGTAAAGAGTTTGTTGCATCTGCTACTGCACTCATGTCCAATCCAAGTTTTCTAGCAGCAGTTCCAGCCATAATTAAATTTCTTCCACCATCTTTAGCAAATTCAGCAAAGAACTCAGCATTTGCTGCGATGTCTCTCATTACTAATCCTGGAGCAACACCTTGTGCTTCAATCATAGCAGCATTTGCTCTTATTTGATTAAGTAATACATCTCTACTAGCACTAGATATAGATTCCATTATAGAAAGTGTTTTACCTAATTCGTCACTTGTTTGACCAGTAGCTGCTGACGTTCTTGCAAAGTTTAAACTGAGTTTTAAAGCCTCATCTACACTACCACCTAAATCTTTTAGTATAGTATTTTGTGCAGATTTTACATCTTCTAATTCTAAACCAAAACCTTTAGCGGCAATTGCAAGTCCTTTATTTGCTACAACTAGTTTACTAGCGGTAACTACTGAAACTCCTAAATCTTTTCTAGTGTCTGCTATCTCTTTAGCAAATCCCATCGCGAATTTTAGTAATATGGCAAAAGCACCAACTGCAATTCCTATCGGCCCCAATAGTGCCTGAAAACTCATTAATGTTTGGTCAATACCTTTGGCTATACCAACTGCACCAGGAAACATTTCATTAATAGCATCTCTTTTTTTAGCTTGAGCACCTAAAGAATCTTGTGCTGCTTTTAATTCGTCTTTGGATAAATTCTTTTGTAGTTTACCATTTCTTGTTAAAACTGAGGCTAGGGTAGCTTGATCTTTATTAAATCCCAAAATAGTATTGGTCAAAGTTCCTTGTTCTTTTAAAGTATCTTTATTAGATTCTAAGGCAGAAGACATTTCTTTTGCAAAATCTCTGTATAATGGAAAATCTTTCTTTTTTACACCTAGAAATGCATATCCTGAATCTTTATAATCATCAGCCATTGTTAGTTTCCTTAGTCAAAATATGTTCCTTTTTTGATAGCTTTTTGGTCAGCCTTGGACATTCTATCTATACGTTTTTGTAAAATTTTACGAGAAGCTTCAGCTTGTTTAATAGCCTTTGCTATTTCTGGATCTTTTTTTGCTAACATCTTTAGAGCTCTACTTTCAAACCCTCTTGCAATAGAACCAAAAATAGCATCTATTACACCCTCTACTAATTGTTCTTTGTTTTTAAATGACATAAATAATCCTTAATTTTAAGTGTTGTAACTCAATAATAAATATCACTTTTTGAATTTATTCATCTCTTTTTTAAATTCATCAGCTTCTTTCTTATAGAAAGTCTGTAGACGTTTTAGGTAAAATGTACGAAGATATATAGGTAGATTGTAAGCATCACTAAATGTAAATCCACCTTTGGAGTGTAGGATTAATTGAAATATTTCCTCGTGTATTTGTAGTTTATACTCAGGAGGAAGGCCAAAAAAATCGCACGGTGATTGGAATCACCACCTCTGTCTCCTTTCCACTAGAATCGACAATAGTAGTTGTCATATCCATATCTGGTGTTATAGTACTTAAATGTTTTCTAAAAGCCAAGGAATCTCTTGATAAAAATTCATTTTCTACAAAATTAATTATATATTCTTTATCAGATTCACCATCTACTGATAATAACATTGTTTTTAGTCTAGTAGTTAATTCTGAACTTCTTGATTTTGTTATTTTTTCTAATGCTTTTAATTCAGCATCTATTTTCTTCTCATCTTGACCACTAAGTAGTTTAAATGTGATTGTTCTTTCTGAAGTTGGTAATTTAAATGAAAATTCATTTTTACCTTTAGTAAATTTACTAAAATCCAATTTAACTGGTTCTAATTTAGATAAATCTACACTTTTCTCTTCACCATCATATTCAAACTCATACTCTTTACCATATCCAAGAACACGAGCAGCTACCATAATAGCATTCTTATCACCAACCAATAAATCGTGAACATTTATTGTTTTATCTACAATTAGTGCTTGTAATAAAATGTCAATAACTGTACCTTGTTTTATTAGATTTTGAGAGGTTAAAATATCCTCTTCTTTTGCGGTCATGTATTTTACTTCTACTTTACCACTAGATAGCGGGTGACCATCGATGTAGAAATATCCTTTGGATGGTAAGTCTACCACTTCCGTAGGAAATTTGTAATCAGCCATGAATGACTCCTTTATATTGTATTAATATATATAACTAATTTTGTCGTAAAACTATTTTATTTTTTTCCAAACTTTTCAGCTGCTGTAACACCAAGTCCAACTACTGAAATGTACATAAAACATTCCAATATTTTGTCCTTAACTTCAAATGTAGAAAAGGTGTCTGCACCCCAACTACAAATTAACATAAAGAATGCTGCAAAACCAACTGTTCTCTTTGATGATATTTTAGCATCACTTGATAACATTTCTGTTAAAAAACTCATATTTACTCCTTAGAATTGTAAGATTGCGTAATCGTATTTGAGTGTCAAAGTAATTTCAGCTGGATCACTTGAAGCGTAATCTAAATCGCCAAAGTTTGCTTGTTCAATATAAGTACCTTTTAATACCCATTCTTCAACAACATCACCAACTGGTCCTAACAAATTAAATGTGACATCTTTTTTATAAAAATCTGAGTACCCATCACGTCCTGTTACTGATTCGTGTGATAAACGAACCCATTCCATTACACCTTGTGCAGCTGATGGAACAACTGGATCATAAAGAGTAATATCGATTGGTTGCCAAGCACCTTTACCTTTAATGTAACGTTTAACATTTATATGGTCTAAGACAATTTCTTCAAACTGAATTGAAGGTCTATTCGCCGTCTTTACCAAATATGATGGAATACCTTCTATGTACATGATGAACCTATTTTTTGTTTTCGGTTCAAACGGTGTGAACATAATTTCTGAAGGATCTAGTGTAGCCATTCTTTGTTCTCCTAAAAAGTCGTTTATTTCTACTCATAAATAAATATCAATTAAACAAATTTTCATTAAATAAAATAAAAAACCCCTCATAAAGAGGGGCTTTTTAGGTATTAGTTACTAACTAATGTTATTCAGGAAATGTGGCTCCTGTTGGTTGTACTACGAAATCAAGTACAATGAACTCTGCAGTCCTTGTAGGTTGAACAAATATCTGTCCTACCAACTGATTTCTATCTACAACGTCTGGAGTGTTATTAGTGTCATCCATGACAACTCTAAAAGCACTTAAACCACTATTCTGTTGTACTTGTTCTAAATACGGATTGACGATATTTAAGAATCTATTTCTTAACGCCTGTGTATTTTGTTCAAATACTAAGTATCTTGAAGCACTTGCAATAAATTTCCTTAATGCAATCAACAATCTACGAACATTGATTCTATCTAAAGCAGATGGTTTAGATTGTAGTGTTTTTTGTCCAAATACAACAACTCCTTGACCAGGAAATGAAGCAATCGGATTAACTCTACCTTCATAAAGTTCATCTCTTTCAGCGTGAGTCAATCTTGTCTTAGCTTCTAGTACAGAAGTTAATCCACCTCGATTTAATCCAGCTGGTGCGAACCATTCGTGAGCTACTTGGTCTGTGTAAGAAATTACACCAGGTAACACAACTGATGGCGGAACCCATACTGGTTCTGCAGTGTTAAGATTAGGTATTTTTACCCAAGGATAATATGTAGCAACATAATTAGTGTCCAATGACTTAATTGTATCATTTACAGTTTGTACTGAATCACTATATCCTGCCGCATCCATAATGTAAAGAGCATCTGCACGAGCTTCTACTTTTGATATTGCATGGTTGGTAACACTAGAGTGTAATCTATGTACTACACCAGGTGTTGCTAACAAATTGATATCAAATTCATCTGGATTACCAATAGCATTTAGAGCTCTTTTGTAAGCCAAACTACCACTAGATGTTGAACTTGACAAGTCAAATCCTTGTGTATTAGCAGCAGTAATGTCTACACCTGTAAGATAAGGTGTTGCTGGATTTCTTCCATCAAAACCCCATTGGAAAGGAACAATAAATTTCAACTGTCCAATTGCTGAACCACTCAATGTTAAGAGTTCAGAACCAGCTGAATAAAATGTTCCAAGTGTAGAAGCATCATCATTACCAGAAAAGTCTTCTAAACTCATTGTTACATTATTACTAGTACTAGCTCCATTTGGAATCGGTGCAAGATATTGATGATTATCATCTTTAACGCCATCATTTAACAAATCAAACCCATAAAATATGGATTGGTCAAACGTTCCTTGTGTATTAGTTTGACTTGTGTTAAATACAGAAGCTGGTATATCAGTATCACCTTCTACAGGATTGTATAGTGCATTATGTCCAAAAGGAACTGCTCCTGGAGATGCAACATCTAAAGCTTGATTACCACCTGAGAATTTGTAGTCACCAACTCTAATATGTTTACTTAAATTTGGATAATTACCAAAATAAGTTAACTTACCATTTGAGTCTATAGTTACGTGTCTATCACCAATTCTCTTTGCAAAGAAATCAGGTGATGATTTATCAAATGTTAATGCATCAAACTGTTCTACTATATTGTCATCATCTAAACCACCTGGACTATGTACTCTAACTTGTATTGAAAAAGTTCCAAAATCAGAACCAGCAATATCATCTGCTGATTTTATATTTAGAATACCTATCTTATATGATTTATTTATATCATCTCCATGTGACCTAGTGTAAATTCTAAATAAATTAGTTTTATTAGGGCCTTGTGAGTTAATATAAGGTGTTCTTGCAGTGTTATATGCTTGATTGCCAGTCCAAGAAGTTGCATTTCCTAAATCATCTATACTAGTTACACCACTATAGAAATCTAATCCATCTGAGTCAACTACTATTGAAGCATTTGGTTTAGTTCCTGCAGTAAAAGAAGCAGTTGCATGAGCAGCACGTTTAAATACCTTATATACATAAACAGATGAGTCTGTATTACCACTTTTTGAAGATTGTGGATTTT